GCAATGGGACTCAGGTGCAGGCTATGATTCCAGCCGTTGGGACTCTAGCTCCGAGAATCACCTTCAACGCCTATACCTACACCTTCACTCTCAATCTCGACGGGTACGGGTACGGTGGCACAAGCTATGCGAACGCAGACGATGGAGGAGGTGGCTTTAATGACGATCCTCAGTTCCCGCAGACGGTCGCCCAGCAGGCTTATAACCAGTCTCTCAACGACATTGCCCGTGACTCATGGGGCGTCACAGGCACGAACAACCTGACAACGCTTCCCTACTTCCACAGGGCTCACCCTCTCATTTCCTTTGACGAGCGTTGCCTGGTTGAGGCAGACGACTACTTCCACCAGCTCTTTGGCAACTGGCCGGCCCTGCGTCTAAACTACTTTGACCCCGTGACGGCCATCACTACGTCCTATGTGCGCTACTTGCCACAGGCTGCGAACGGCGGGGGATACATCAGTCAGCACACTGGTAGTCCGCCGCTACCACTGGTTGACACTTCGCCTGGCACTTCTGGTCTAGGTAGCACGTACAAGCCCTACGGTCGAATTGAGGGCGCTGTGCCGTATTTTTACGTATTCCCACAGGACTACCCGTCGATCGGTTTGGCGTGGAATCCTGTGGATGCGATCCTGGTCTTGACTGCCAACGTGCCTATCGACCCAGACCTCGCCACGCCCCCCTTCCTTATCGACGATGCTGGAAACGTGAATCTTCAGTCGAACGGCAACATCCTCAAGCTTCTCGCGGAAATCAATGTGAAGCCTGTTGGCTTCGAGCCGACTGGCCAGCAGCTTCGAAATGAGATCATCTTTGACCCGGTGACCCCGATCCATATGGACATGCAGTCTTCGCAGAACTTCATCAAGTTCGACTACCAGCTGTTCCTCCGCTTCAAGGACCAGACAGTCCGGGCCCTGACCTTGCCGCAGGGAGGTGCTGCAAACCTGCGCTTCGTGTTCTCACGAAAGTAGGGTGAAACGTGTGCATTCGTCACAACACTTCCTTGAACACGTCGCTCTACAATCACCCTTTTCGTAGCTAAACTCACAAAGCCAGGATGTCGAAGATCATCAAGGTGGCGGTGACGGATGCGCGTCTCATTCAGGAGGAGCCGGCGTACGCCGTGCAGAAGGGTGCGCTCTCCGTGAGCGTTGCGCCGTTCCAGGCCATTTCGGCGTCGAGCTCGCAGATGACGTTCCAGGTTCTGGTGCCCTCTCTCAACGTTTTCGTGGACCGCAAGATTGACATCGCGACCCCGCTCTCGTTCAATGCCAGCCTGTTCTACGGCGGCGCGCGTGGCCCGGGCATGAAGCAGGTGTATCACTGTATTTCGTCGGGTTCACTTGGTCAGGGTGCGAATACGATCACAACGACTGAGTGGAATTTTGAGGGTAGTGCCGCCACTCCTCCCTACGATGCGATCGCCGCAGGATATACTTCTCTCGGTCAGCCTTGGCAGCTCGTCGGCCCCGGCTTTGCTCCTGGAACGATCATCACGAATGCTTCTAATGCTGGCGGCGGTCAGGCCCTACTCACCTTTGAGCCTCCTCTTGTGTTTGGCATTGATGTGACTAGGAAGTTCCTGGTCCTGAACCCTGACCGGTATGATGTGCCCGATGCTGGCATGTCGCGTGGGTCTCTCAGCTCTACGATCGGCTCTGATTGCGGACAGGCGCTGGGTCAGGGCGGCCTGGCCGGCGGCCTCACTGGCTGGTGCAGCGCGGTGAGCGGGAAGGACCTGGCGTGGACTCAGTTCCCGATCCAGTCGAGCCTTGTGAACATGACTGCGACGCTCAACGACTGCACGGTCACGACGAACGGCGACACGCTCCGCGAGCAGATCCTGCTCACGTCGTCCGAGGAGACTCTGAAGCAGCGCACCACGCCGAGCAACTTTGACGTGTTTGCGTGGGGCCGCGACGACGTCCAGAATAACGCGGGCAATTTCGCGACCTACAGCGTCGTGAACCAGTATGGCGACGTCCCTAACGGTGCGTGGCCCACAGCGTGGTCGGCGAATCCGGCGTGCTCTCAGCAGCTTTCGGGGATCACTGCGACTCAGGCTGCGGGAGGTGCCACCGGCGCAAACCCCAGTATCTGGCCGTTCTTTGATGCGGGCACGATCAAGAGCTTCATGCCTAACGGTGTAGCCCCTGGAAATTCGCGTCTCGGTGGTGTGGGCTGGTATGTGGCCAGGGTGTCGACCCAGGTTCAGCTTCAGAGCACCGCACAGAACGTCCTTGTGCCGTTCCTGAACAACCAGCCTGTGTGGACCACGAATTTCCCGGGTGGGGACCTGTATGGCGCGTACGCTGGTGCGGCCATTTACATTGGTAGCTCTGCGGGTTATGGTACCAGCTTCCAGGTTTCAGGCAACACTCTGACTCTTAACGTGGATGTTCCCCCTATGTGCATGGTCGGCGCACGACTCTACGACGCAACGACGAACAGTGCTCTGGTGACGGCGGCACCTCTCGCTGCAAACAACACGAATGCTTCTGGCGTGTTCGCATTCGTCAGCAGCCTGTCTCTTGGCCAGCTCGGAAAGGCTGGTTCGTCCTATCTTATCAGCTGGTCTTCTGTGTCCTCTGCTCCCACTCTCAAGCCTACGGGTACGTTTGCAGGTGGCATGTTTGGCCTCCAGGCTGGCTGCCCTGTCCAGTTCCCTCTGCCGGTCTACGGTACCATTGCCTGCACTGAGCCCCTGGTGATCTCGCCTCTGATCTGGGCGGACTCTGCTGAGTTTCAGTCGGTTGGTCTTTATGGTATGACCAACATGCAGTTCGTGCTGAACTTCTCGACTCTTGGCACAACGCGCGCAATCGCCAACCCCTCCACCACGATTACCAGCAGCACAACTGCTGTTTTCACAGCAAGCCAGCCGTATTGGGTTGACGACCTCTCCCAGCCTAACCCGAACACGGGCAACATCCTGCGGTCTTCGAACGTCCGCTCTGTGCTCTCGGACCTCACGTTTGCGCCTGCTGGCATCAACGGTCCCTGGGGCGGCGGTCCGGCTTCGATCCTCCAGACCAACACCCAGTCCCCGACGTTGTACGCGACGTTCCTGACGCCGGGCGTTGACGTCCAGCTTCCCGACGTTTCGACCGTCCCCTACTCCGAGTTCCCTCGCTACTTTTACTCGACGGGCCAGGCGATGGCCTCTGGAACCCCGAGCGTCACCTCTCAGACGATCTCTCTCACGTCAATCCCGGACATGGTCATGGTCTACGTGAAGCCTCGCACGCGCGGTCCTTCGCAGCTGGACCAGTACATCCCTATCAAGGGTGCGCAGATCACCTTTGACAACTTCAGCAACCTCTGCAGCACGTTCCAGCAGGTGCACCTGTATGACTCTGCGGTTGCGGCGGGTCTTGACATGACCTGGCACCAGTGGCGCGGCTTCTCGCAGGCGGAGTACCCCTCGGGCGTCCTGGGGTCTGCCGATGGCGGGTCGAGCAGTGTGCAGGCTTATACCCAGCAGAGCCCGTTTACGCAGCTCAGCGGTGGTCCGTTGCTTCTGCGCTTTGGCCAGGACATCACGCTGCAGCCTGGTCTGGCGCCGGGGTGCCTGGGCAACTACTCCTTCCAGATCACCCTTACGCTCGACAACACGAAGGGCTTCTTCACCTACACCACGGACCCTATCATCACGATCATTGCCATCAACAGCGGCTTCTTCGAGACCATGCGCGGCCAGTCGGCGATCCGCAAGACCATTCTGCAGATGGCGGACGTGGCGGCGGCGACGACGGACAGTGGCATTTCGAAGACGCAGCTCAACCGCATGATTGGGCGTGGCAACTACATGAGCGGCGGCTCCAATTTCCTCCAGCGGGGTTTGAGCATGTTCAAGGAGGGCGACAAGCTCAACAAGCGCTTTGGTCTCACGAACCTTGCGCGCACGTACGGTGGCGAGACCGGTGGGCGCCTCGCCGACATGGCGGAGGGTGCCCTGAGCGCCGGCTCTGCAATGAACGACTCGCTCTACGGCGGCGCCAAGCGTCACCGCTCGTCGGGTCTGTAAATCCAGCGACTCGTAGACCCACGGCTCAGGAAGCACACAGCTACGTAGGCTGACATCAACCAACTCAAAATGAAGGCAGTGGGCTCTCGCGCGGAAGTCTTCCATGGCAACGCCAAGCGCACGTCGGGGCGCCTGGTGAAAGACGATCTCATGAAGAACAAGGCGGGGCGCATCGTGTCAAAGCAGAAGCACGCGGCGGGTAAGGTT